CGCCAGGGTTTTAATACCACTGCTCGCTATCAATGTGTTATTCAAGGTAATGATAAATTTTGGACATCTTACAAAGGTTATACCGAAGTCGTTATTTTGGATGATTTTGGTAATACTAAAGTAGATTATATGCAAGAAGATGAAGGTTCTAAGCAAATTATGATCAAGAATAATCAGATGTGTTATGCCCCTAAAGCTGATGTTAGTGAAAAGGGGCGCATATCTGTGCAGCCTAAATTGCTTTTAATTAATTCCAATGCAGAAACCATGTTGTCAGAGATGTCAGTTTGTCCTTATTCCCGTTATAGACGTGGTGATGTTTATATTCGTGCAGTAGTGCGCGATGAGTATGCACGTATTGTTAATGGCGAGAAAAAGAACGAAATTGACGCTATGAAAGTTCAAGAAATGCATGCTAGACGTGATGAGAATGGACAGTATATGCTTAATGAGCGTGGTATGGTTATTATTGATTTACCCACTTTGCCTAATTTGTGGCACATTACATTACAAAAGCCTTATGAAATTAAAATGGCTGCCGTTCAGGATGATCCTAAATCAACCACCAAACGACGTATTGGGAGTGAAGAACCGCCACCAAGACCTAAATCTCGTAAAAGCGAGATGAATAGTACAATTGGTTGGAAAAATGTCACTTACAAGAAAGATAATGAACTTCATGAAGCTATCGATTTGACCATTTTCGAGGCTTTGGATGTTATTAACTCCGAGGCTAATACTTTTTATTCACTACAAGCTGGTGTTGTCGATATGACGCATCGTATGGACAGTGATTATGTACTTTGCCCATGTGGTTGTGGTACAAGTTCTGTTTATTGCTCAAGTTTGAAGGCAATGTCGCCTTCTGACGTTTGTATGGAGAGTCACAGTTTGATGGATTTTGTCGGGTTTGCTCAACGAGAAGTCACTACACAGGTTGAAGATGTTAAGTTTTCACTTTTGTCGTGGTTCAATAGAGTCATCCCTGCAAAGAAAGTTCAAAATCCTGCACAAAATATTGCCCAGTTGTTATTACGCTTTGTTTCAAGGTTTACACCAGTTTACTCTGAGATGATTATGCAGTTGGAAGAAACTATGTTAGATTTTTCAAATGCACAGTTGTTGCGTTTGTACCAGCAAGCAGTAAAGTGTTCGGCTTTCGATATTACTTTTTGGATTCCTGATGTTTTATATGACTCATGGCTTGTACGCGATTTGGTGCATTGTATTATTGCAAAGCGCCAAGTTTTTGTAACATACAAGTATTTGTTGTATGGATTGGTTATTCCGAGTTTGGTTTCTGTCATTGGTAGTGTTATTTTGTTTTGGCACTATCCACTTATTATTTTCTCTATGTGCGTTTTGATTATTGCAGTAGACTGTTGTGTTTATCAACGGTTGATTGAAATGTCGAAAGATGCTTTAGCAAGAAGTATCGCCAAGCGCAATGAGAGTTTGTCTCCCGCGCTAAAGGCATTCAAGAAAACTTATTGTTCGTATATTTTTTACGGATTAGGTATTGCTGTATCAATTATGGCTATCTTGAAAGTTGCTAAGAGTTTACGAGAAATTTTGACAGTTGAATCTGGAAGTCTTTTACATCCCAATAGTGCTGATGATGTTACATCACGCGACGCGCTCCCTAATGAGTGGAGTGAGGCTACACGTGTCAATTGCATTCCTGGAACTGCAACAGCTGATCAAGTCTTAGATCTTGCAAAGCGTAACACTTTCAGTGCAAGGGTTCATGGAACCACCGGAAATCGAGTTGATCGCACAGTTGTGCTTCACAACGGTTTATGTGTTTTGCCCAAGCATTCTTTCATTGGTATTGGTTCTTGTTTTAAACTTGAATTACGCAGAGATAATTGGAGAGTTGATATTCCTCTTGACGAAACTAACACTTGGTTACATCCTAGTAAGGACATAGCTTGTGTGTACAGTGCTCGAATTTATGGGAAGAATTTACTCAAACATATGCGTCAATCTGATATTCGTGATACACGTTTGCCTTTCCAAGGTTCTAATATTATGTATTCCATTTTAAAATTGGATAACACATGGTATCAAGATTCTGCGGTTGGTTATTGGAATACACACATTCGCGCTACGGAAGGAGACTTTTGTGGTTGGCGATACAAGAGCACAATTGAGTCTCAACCTGGCTTCTGCGGGAGCCCAATGGTTGTTCAGACAGGTGAAGGATGGCGATTTGCTGGAATTCACCTAGCTGGAAAAGATTCTGAAGCAGCTTGTGGTAGCGTGTGTTTAGACGATTATCAAGCGGCTTGTGCTAAGTTTGCTATTTTACCAGATATAGCGGATGAAGGAGCCATTTCCAACACTGTCATTGGTCAGAACAATGCTGTGAAGTTAGATGCGCCTATGGACGATTCATCGCCATTGAAATGGCGGGAAGGTGATATTAATTACGTCCATTTGGGCTCAGCTGGAGCTACATCTAAATTTTACTCGTCTGTTGAACCTAGTTTGATTGCAGAAACTGTTGAAGAAGTTACTGGCGTCAAAAATAACTATGGTCCGCCAATGACCAATCCATGGTATCAACCATACCATTTGGATTTGGATAAGCGTGCAGATCAACCTTTAGGTTTTGGAATTAGCGAGATTACTATTGCGCGTCAGGATTATGTTCGTGTATTGTCAAAGACGTATAACGAAATGCATCCTGATGTACATTCTCGCTTAGTCCATCGTCCTTTGGATAACGTTGAAATCATGTTTGGAATTGACGGTTTAAAGTTTGTCGATCGTATGAATTTTGCTACATCTCTTGGATTTCCATATACAGGTTCTAAAAAGAAAGCTTGCATTTTGGATGGTAGTGGTGTACCCGTTGATTTTGAACCATGGGTATGGGAAGAAGTTACGAAAGTTGAACAGATGCTGTTGCACGGACAACGTGCTAATCAGCCCTTTAAAACATCTTTGAAAGATGAGATCACAAAGCAATATAAAGACAATGGTGAACGTAACACAAAAGTTCGTGTGTTTACTTGTGCGCCAATCACGTTGCAGATTTTGATTAGGAAGTATTTTCTACCAGTTGCTGCTTTCATGTCTCGATTTCCGTTGAGAAGTGAACAAGCAGTTGGTATTAATGCATCTGGT